TATGCCCTCACAACCCGCAGAGCCGAGGGAAATATGAGAAGTTTTTAGAAAATTGGGAAGTTTTTAAAGTTTCCTGAATAATTGTCGTTTTCATCTGCTAAAATTGTCATTGGCGGGGTGTATCTACTCCGCAGAACAACGCAAGAGAGTGCGAACTCTTCAAACGCAGAGAAATTATGGCAGAAACAGTTATTAGCGAGGCTCCGGCTGAGACGGGAGCAGAAGACAATCAAGCGCAAGGCCCAATGAGCATGGAAGATTTGGCGGCATCCTTTGTTGACCAGGTCGAACAGGATCAGAAGGCATCTGACGATGAGGCTAAAGCGGAACTAACCGAGGGGTCCGAAGAAGCAGAAGCATCGGAAGAGGAAGATGTTCTTTCACAGTTTTCCGAAGAGGAAGATACCGAAGAGGAAACCGAGCAAGAGGATGAAGAATCTGACGAGGAGGAGGAGTCTGAAGAAGAACCTCCCAAGGCAGTCGGGAAGCTCCTAAAGCAGGTTAATAAACTAACCGCACGGGCTAAGTCAGCAGAAGAAACTGCTGAAGCACTGAAGGCCGAGATTCAATCTCTTAAATCCAACAGCCAACCTACTGAGCAGGCAACCGGCCAACCTGAATTGGAAAATATTCAAACCTTTGAGGACTTGCAAAAGTTGCAGAAGGAAGCCCAAGCCGCCAAGAAGTTCGCCCTACAGAATATCGGGAAGGATTATGTCGAAGTCGATGGCAAGGAATATAGCGATGATGACATCCGCAACATCCTTACTCAGGCAGACGAGTACCTTACTGAAAAGATTCCAGCCAGGCAGAATTACTTGAGGGAAAAAGCACAATGGCAACAGGACACAATTGCTACTCACTCCTGGTTAAACCAGGACGATGAAACAGCAGAAGCTCGGAAAGAATTATTCGGGGGATTAAAGCGCCAGTATGGCCATATCCTAAACAATCTACCAAACGGCGATTTTGTAGCCGCCACCCTTGTACGAGGGATCGAGGCACTACAGTTGGAGAAAGCGGCCAAGAGTGCACCAAAAAAGAAAGCAGTCGCCAAGCCAAAGACTCCACCACCAACGGATGGAGGCAACGCCAGCCCACCAATCGAAAACGCCAATATTCGGAAACAGAAACAGAAAGAAGCAATCAGGCGCAAAGGACCACTCTCGGCTAATGATCTAGCCGCATTTCTTAGCGACTAAACTTTAATTCTTAAAATTCAAAATTCTTACTAAAAATGGCTCTCGCAACATCCTACAATGTAAATGCTAGTAAAGGCGCAAGGGAAAATTTGGAAAACCTTTTAAAAACGGTTGAACCAACTGAAACTCCTCTTTACAGCACTCTCTCACAATCCGCCGCTCCTAAAGCGACTCTTAACGAATGGTTAGTCGATTCCCTTGAAAATCCTGATATTGCAGGAGTCGAGGACGGTCTTGATTTGACCTTATCGACAGCAAAAAATCTTATCGATTCTCGTGCTAGATTGGCTAACCGGGTGCAGACAATCCGCGATTATTTCGCCGTGAGTCGCCAGGCTGAAATGGTCGATGTAGCTCCAAATGGCACAAACGGTCTCTTCAATGCCAGCAAGGCGAAGAGTCTCATTCAGTTGAAAAGAAGTATCGAGACGGCTATTGGTTCAAGTAACGATCAGGTCGCTGGTGCTTCAGGAACAGCTAGTAAAATGGCTGGGTTGGGTTTATTCTCGAATCCGAGTGCGACTGGTTCTACATTCGATACAAGTGCTAAACAAGCATTCCGTGCAGTAAGTGGTTCCCGTGTATCCTTGGCATCTTTAACCGAAGACGCACTTCGCGGACTTCTTCAGTCTGTGTACACCGCTTCCGGCGCCAAGAGTAGTTTTAAGTTGTTCTGTGGTCCAGCCGTGATGAACAAAATCACCGACTACACCCGTGCGGCTATTAGCACCAACCCAAGCTATCAGTTCACTCAAGATGTATCCGGTAAGACTCTTATCAGATCAGTTCTTACTTACATCAGCGATTTTGGGGAAATTTCCATACTCCCAGACCTATTTTTGGGTAGGGTGGATGGCACTCCATCCGGCACAGACACCGCTGTTGGCGTAGTCAATACCGACCGTGCTTATCTCATCCCTGACGATGACACCGTATCCTTGAAATTCTTGGAAGGCATCTCCGTAATGGAACTGCCCGACAACGGCGGTGGAAAACGGGCTTTCTGCGAGGCTATGCTCACCCTTCGGGTCGGCAATCCACGCGCTCTTGGTTCTATCGTTTAATTATTCATATCAAGCAATTAGTAGTTGTTTGTTTCTATGTGTTCAGCAAGGGGGCCGGCTTAGGGGTAGGCCGGCTCCCTTTTTTTTATAAGAATGAGTCTTAATATTATCATCCGAGGAGGGAAAAAGGGAAGGAGTTCGCAAGACGAAATTGCTTACTACCTTCGCAAAGCAAACGAGCAGGCCGCTGTTCGAGAGAAAGCAGGCTATACCAAGCGCCAGGAGCAAGTCCGCCAAGCCGCTAAATCCCTCGAGGGGGGCAAGGGTAACTTTCGTTTAAAACGGGTTACGGATATGACGACCTACCTTCGGCATGAGCAACAAAACCCAGGGTGCTGGGCAAACAAAGAGTTCACTAAGGACTTCGAGAAGGCCAACCCCGAGTGCAAAGTTAAACACTAAATATTTTTATCATGGCAAATTACGCAACCGCAACTTACTCCCAGTTAAAATCAAGATTTCGAGCATTGGCCGGACTTGATGCATTACAGGCAACAGATGCAAGTTTCCTTCGCGATCTTGTAAACCGTGCGGCTCGTATAGCCCATGAGAGATACCCTTGGCCACAGTTTACAGTTATGGGAGAGAGTGTTGCTGTAGTGACATCTGATGCCAACAGGTTACGAATTTATGGAACAAGCAACAAGCTGGCAAACAATGCTAATGTTGTTTTTCGCATTCACAGAGAAGACCCATCTTCTACTCGTTACCCTGACGAATATACATTCTTAACTGAGTTGGATTCGGGAGGATACCCATCAGTCAAAATCATTGAGCCAAGCACATTGAACGGAGTAAATGTTTTTGTCACTTATCGCAAGGATTTGCGGTCTGAGATAAACTCAGGATCGGCCACTTCAGGCTATTATGGTGATGAAGCTGGGGACGAGCAAAATGTTCCAAACATCTTTTTCGATTACCTGGCACATTCCGCATATGCAGGATTTTTGCGAGGGGATGGACAGACTGAGAAAGCATTTGCAGAAGAACAAAACGCAGAAGCTATGCTGGCTCAGGAAATTGATTTAGTGCGGGAGCAAAGTCGCCAATACAGAAACGACATCTTGCAATATCGCACACCCTCACAATTCAGAAGGCACAATATACAAGCAGGTGGGCAACCTATTAGCCCAAGTGTCGCCAATGTTCAATAATGGCAAGAACCACAACATTTGACTCATTAAAAAAGCGCTTCCAAATGGCGGCTGGTTTGCCGACTTTAACAAGCGTAGACGAGTTTTTCTTTAAGGAGTCTGTAAACGCTAGGGCGCAAACTGCTTGGCATCGATGCAAATGGCCCGAGCTTCAAAAGATTGTAGAAAAAAGCGTGGCGGCCACATCCAACCCTGCGGCAGATAAGGCGGTACGAATCGACAACGATTTAGATGTGATGGAAATCCACCAGGTATGGACCAAGAATCCGTACACGGATCGCAATGCCATTCTTTTGGACTTCAAGCTATTGGATGGGTATTTAATTTTGCCAGCGGATAGCTCTGTGGATTCGGTCTTTATCGTAGGCACAGCAGTTCGCCCAACCTATGGGCCTGATAGCCCTGACGAGCAGAACATCCCTGAGTTTTTAAGCAACTACCTAACTGCCGGTTGCTTGTCAGATTTTCTTCGTGGAGATGGCCAAACTGAACCCGCATCGAGGGAAGAAAACCGAGCGGAGGAATATTTATTTTTAGAAATCGACCGAGCAGAACGCCTGCAATCACAAAACAAAATCACAATCAATTCATATCCGAGCTACAGCTTCGGAGTATCAATACTTTCAACCACTTAACCACTTATAAAAATGGGTCTAGCCAGTATAAATGTCTTAAATTCAATGGGCGCAAATGGATGCGTCTATGTAAACGGAACCTCCGCAACGAATGGCAGTTTTGTTGCCGTACAATTCACCGAACCATCAGTCATTGGTGCTTTGACCGGCATCATGGACAACTCGGCAGACTTGATTGCCGATGGCACATCTTTTGGTGCAGGCCAGGTAATCTATGTTCCATTCACCAGTATCACATTAACCAGCGGAGCCGCCATCCTTTACAAAGGTAGCGTCTAATGCCCGAACTCGGACTCAGACTCACAATTGGGGAGGTAGATGCTGATAGCATCATCGGTCCACCCATCGGCGGACCACCCGCACCTGATGGGGTCATCCAGGCGGAGTCAGGAGCGTTTCTGCTCGTGGAAGCCGGGCAATATTTAGCATTCGATTAAGAGGAAATAAATTATGGCAAATAAGAAGATTTCACAATTAAACGCTTTAGGTACAGCACCAGCGGGAACAGACATTTTACCGATCACCGATGTATCTGACACCACAGGCTCCCCACAAGGAACAACCAAGCGGGTAACAGTCGCAAACCTACACAGCGGTCTACAAGCAGAACCATCCGAAGGTGCATTCGTGGATGGCGACAAGACGAAGCTGGACTCCGCTTTACAATCTTTATCGGCTGGTGCATTGAGTGACTTTGACTTTGATGATAATCCGATATTTGGATTTGCGGCAAAAGTAGAGACTCCAACGATCACAGCAAATGCTTATACACTAGTAGCCGCAGATAACGGTAAAGTATTAGCCTTAGATAATGGAGCTACAGCTATGACTCTCAATGTAGATACCGGGTTACCAGCCTCCTTTAATTGTAGCTTCGTACAAAAAGGAGCGGGTCAAGTATCGTTCGCAGGTACAGCAACAGTTAACAACAGGCAGTCTCACACAAAGATCAACGGTCAGTACGGAGTAGCAAGCATTGTTGCTTACGATACCGACACTTACATCTTAGCCGGAGACACCACTTCTTAATAGATATGTTCGTACTTCCTACATTTGGATTAGGTGTAATAGCTTCCTTGCAAGAGGTTCCATTAGAAATACCAAATGATTACGCTGTGGCTTTTGACGGTACTAATGACTTTGTAAATATAGGAACAGATACTTCGCTTGATGTTGCGGGGTCTGATTTTTCCGTAGCCCTTTGGTTTAAGCATAGTACTACTTCTCAAGCGACAACGGACGGAATGCTAACCATAGGTTCTTTTACTAATAAGATTTACTTAGGTCTTGGTTTAAGTAATGCTGGCGTAGATAAAGTAAGTTTTGGTTACGGGACGGGTACACCGGCTTGGTATTATAACGCAGGTTCGGGATT